TTTCCCTTTGAACTTACATATATGATTAACGTGCAATATACAATATAAAACTATGACCCTACCGACACCGTGTTAAAACTAATCCGCCACCGTACTAAACTAAAGTCTTACCGTTCTGCATATAACAGATTTTAAACGTTGAAGACGTAATTAAATAAAATTTTGTAGAAATAATAACAAGATTTTAAGAGTGATCATTCATTTTATAGAATAACAATTCTTTTAATCATAACAATAATCATGAAGCTGTATATTATAGATAAAAGCCACCATAACCTTCAGGAAAACCAATCGTGTTAAAGGTTACTTTCCTTGGTGGTCTGTAGACTCCCAAACGTAGGTCATCACCCGCTGCTTGATATATTCTAGGGGTGATCAAGTTTTTAGCAAACACACAAAGGATTCCTACGTTTGTTGGTTCATCTTCCTTAGTTGAGTTTGTGCTAGCGAAATTGTAATGTGATTGAAAAGGTGTGCTTACATCAATGTAAGAATTTCCAGGGACTGGAAACATAACTTCTCTTGCTGGAAAGGTCACAAATTGTGTATTCCGAGAACTACCTTCCACCAACCATGATGTCTGACTAACAGCATCAGATGTTGCTGGTGAAAACATAATAGTACCAATTTCTTCAGTGTCAGTAAACACCCTCCATTTTATCGATCCAGCCCAAGCGGAAAACAATCCACTAAAGCGGTCTCTAAAAGAAACAGGAATTATAACACCTGTGATAGGTTCCCTTAAGTTGTTTGTTCTAGAACGTGTAAATTTGATGCGGCCTCCAGGAGTGTTGCTCAATAACATTGGATCGCTATGGTAACGACGAGAAACTTCTAAGATGTCACTAATGGTGAATTCAAATTTAGAACCAATCTCCAACTTGCATGGAATGTTGGGTCGATGCTCAGTTTCAGTTTCCATTAAAGTCTCAACTTCCGTTGTTGCGACTTCCTGAACATCCCCCCCTTCGGCAATGAAATTGGGTTCATCTTCGTTATTTATTGTTACCAGTTCATTACTAAATGTCCAGAATGAAACTGGTATTGCTACCCGTAGTGTGAAAGGTGTAACTGAATAATAATAATCTGTTACAAAAACTACTTCTCCTGATTGAATACCAAGTAGTTGATTGGTTGTGTAAGTTTGCAGAATTCCAGCAAATTCAATCATGAATGACCAAGATATTGCGTCACCTAATGGTTTACCATGAATTATCGAACCATCATAAATTACTGATGCAAGTGGTATGTATAACTTGCTTTCATGCACTCTAGCTTCAACAAAACCATCAGTTTGAATGGTTGTATATTCACCAGGAAGCACTGCATCGTAATTACTACTTCCAGACCAAGAAAATGGGCTTACAGCTCTTGGTACTGCCACTTTTGGGTTCACAAATCTGATAAAAATCAGAACCTCACACGACTGGAAAACTGTCTCAGGTGCAACCAATTCATTTTGGATATATAAACCAAAAGTTCCAATTGAATAATTCTGGATGGGGTCTACAGCGTGGTAACCTTCAAACGTTCTTAAAAATTCAGTTTGTTGATTGAATGGAAGCAACCAAGTGTGAGTTGAAGTGTCGTTGTTAAAAGACATCACATTTGAGAAGTGCACATTTCTTGAACCATCAACCAAATCAGGAGCACCATAAGCAATAACACCTTGTAAACGACAGTTATGGTATCTAGTTCTAACCATAGTAAAGGTTAGTTCAATGTCGCTTCTCCAAAAGACGAATTGATTTAGTAAAGCTACATTGATGGGTATGTTATCAGGGCCGGCTGCCGGTAAACCGAATGCAGTATCAAATCTTTCTTTGTATAATAAAGTTCCAGGTGGATTACCAACGTTGACTGTTACTTTACTAAGCATAGCTTGTTTTCCTAATAACGTATCAATCTTTGTTTCTTCTGGTCCAAAAATACTCAATTGTTGTCTAGACATAGCAGCAGGGTAGAGTTGCAAATCAACAGTCGGTCTAGGTCCATAAGTTGTTGACATGCCATCAAAAGCCATATGAACAGGAATAGCACCTGAAGCAAGTGGTGGATTATCAAATGGCATAGGAATACTAGCTTCCTGGTCAACGGTCTGATCTTGAACCGGAGCAATGTCAACACTTAAATCTTGGATTGGCATGGTTCCTGAAACGTTAGAAAAACTTTGATAAACGTTGTTAACACTGGATTGAACACCACCTTCAGCAACAAACTCGATGTCAGGTTCAATTGCAATTCTAGCTACTCTAGCTGCATTTGGCAATGGGCGTGGTATAGTGAAGTGTGAATCTGGAAATTTTGAAAATATGGTCACAGTTACTCCAGTGCCATCTCCTGATGTTAATTCGGATAGTGGAGCAAGATAGAAGGTACCAAGTGATTCAGTTGTTGAAAAGGTATTCATACTTGATCGATAATATCTATATGGAATTGTTAATGTAGCTGTAGTATTGTTATCAGGTTGTAATAAAACATGACTAGCTGTTGTAATATTAGCGACTTCACAAGGATAATCAACTAATGGCATGAAATATGCAGCCAACAAACCAGCGTGGAATGGTGTTCCAGTAACTTGAATAGTTAGTTCAACATTACCATGCCAATAGATGAAACGCTCAAATGGCATGTTTTGTATATTATCAGGATCTCCAAAATTTAAAATACCAAATGGACAATCAATAGTTAATATTGGTGTTCCAGGAGCACTTGTTGGCAACCATTGTACTTCAGTTCTATATATCAATGATTCAGTACCATAATTTAAACCCATTGACACTTCATTTAAACCTTTGTCAGCCAAAAATTTAGTGTTCATAAACACTCCAGATTGAGTTGGCACATCTTGATCTATCCTAACAATTCCTCCTGTGGGTCCTTCGGATACAAAATCAGCATATGTGTGGTCACTTTGTCCATGAAATCCATAATCTACATTTCCACTAATAGCAGCCATTCTTTTACATTGTGTGTTTCTTCTGATGTGATAACGTTTATTTGGTACTTCAATATCCACTTCCTTTAATGCTTTAGCAACTTGATCATAAACTTCAGTGTATTTAGTTATGTGATGTTGGGATAGTAAATCAAGTGCAATTTCAACATTTTCTGGCCACAATGGAGTTAATGTTTTATTCCAATGTAAAAGGTTACTAATTGTGTCGTCTTTTACTGCGCCAGAATAGATACCATTAACCAATCGTGGGTGGGCTCCAAGGAATGTAATGTTTTCAAAATTTCGGAATTCTTCTGTCAACTCAGTTACCTTATCATCAGATGTGTATTCTTGTCCAATCAATGCCAGTGCCTCTTTAATTACAATAGGATTAATTCGGTTAATAGCTTTTTCGTGTACACTAACAACGTGATCATCTCCTAAAACTTTCATTCGAACAACTTGATCAAAAATTAATTCCGGAGCTTGTAGTTTGAAAACGTATCTGAAATAAGCTTCATTAACCAAATTATTTACTATTGTTGTAAAGAAACAACCTGACAAATGTCCAGACTTCAATTTCCACATCCATTTCTTGTATTGTATTGTATTATTCATTTGATGTTTGACGAAATTACTTTTGTATGTTTGTGGTACCCAATCAGCCAAGGTCATCAAAACGTTATAAGCCATCTTTTGAAATTGTGGATGCATATTAATATCAAATTTTTTGTAATCGCCGGCCAAGAAGTTGTGTCCCATTTCAGCTAAATAATTGTAGATAATGTCCATATCATGTGAATATTGATTGAGTCCGATTGCAGAAGGTGTTGTTGACCATGAATTATTGAAAGCAGCCAATAAAGAACCAAAATTCATTCTAAAGTGAGTGTTAGCTACTAGGTCTCCACAATAAATAATTCTTAATTTACCGCTTCCTTTAGTAACCAATTCATCTTTCAAATACATTAAGAAACGATTGTCTACTTCCCAATTTTGTTCCATCATTTGTTTCTCATGTTTTAATACTCTTTCCTTAAAATCTTGGTCATACTTCAATTCTCCGTCTTCAAATCTAAAGAACTCACTTTTGCCTTTTCTGTTAGTTAATTTAGCAAGAGGCCAGCCTGGTGATGATTTCACTTTCATTGATGCTAATATACTCGGAATTCCTTTTAGTGCTTCTTCAAATGTTAAATTACGCTTTTCAACCGGCCAACACAAATTGTCTTGATAATAATCAATCATTTCATTTTCAATCTCACTTAAGAGTGAAACATCAATCTTCGGAAATTCTTTGAACCAGATAGCACTTGATGCTCTCAAGCCAGCATCTGGTTCTCCAAAACCTCCGTACAAGACAATTGGTGGTGCTTTGTTGTTGGGTATATCTAACAAATGGGAAATCGGGCTTGGTTTAATTGTTGAATTTGATGGTACGTGAATGAATTCAGAACGTGGAATTTCAGTGCAAAACTCAACATTTTGACCACTTACTCTCCCTTCAGCCTCGTACTCAGCTCCATCGTCCATTATTTGAGGAGCACGAGCCTGAAGGAGTTCTTCAAGACATTCTCGAGTTATAATTGTAGCTAAACCAAACTTTTCTTGTGTTGCTGTGACTACGCCACCAGCAACATGCATTCCAATGATCTTTCCAGCACAGTAACTTCCAGCAAAACTAATAGGAGTACCGCAATCACCGTGTATTGAATTAGCCCGGTACATTATGGCATCTTCAAGTTCAATTCGTCCGTATCCGTGATGATTATAGCTTTTGTTTCTTGTTAATTTAGCATCGACGTAATGATTTCCATTTTCCAAGGTCATTGTTACACTAGTAGGTGGCATATTTACAATTTCATTTTCATAAGCAAAATTTTTAACGATATTAGCAAATTGAGGGACTTTAGTTGATACAGGCAATTTAACTAATACCATATCAGTTTCTGGACTACATGAAAAGAAAGAATCGTGATAATCCATTTCATATGTTTGGCCCAAATATCTGACTTTAAATTTCTTTGGTCTTAACATTGAACCAGTGTCATCCAACAAACCATGATAGTATGTCAAAAATGATCGATCACAAATTGGTATTCCTTTGACCCAAACACTTCCTAAACACAATTCAATTTTCTTGGTGGTTACAGCGTGTCCTGATGCTCGTGAGAAATTCGGTTGTCTTATTCTTCTGCCTATGCGGGATTCCTTTTGTGGTGGTTCAGATTCTCCGCTAAATGAAAACTCTTTATCACAAGATTTTCCACCCCACATACGCTTAAGTGCATAAACACCCATAACAACTGTAACAGCTATTCCAACTGCTGCAAGACGGTGTTTAGAATGTTTTTTAACAGCTTCGAAGAAAGTGATTTTCTCGGTATCATTTTCATTCATATGGAAAATGGGCTCATGAAAATAATTAGTGAAACTTTTAACGTAATATTCTTGCCAAAGGATGTTCAACTTGTTTTTACATTGTTCTGAATACATGGGATAATCATAATCTATTAAAACTGGAACTCCATCCAATATACCAAAATCAACATCTAAACCTGGCATGGGAAATGATCTTTTAAAAACCCTTCCACCAGCATTCTCACAAGTTCCGCAAATTGGGGGATGGACAAATTCTCTTTCATGGCGATGTGCATAAGGACCGCCGCATGTGTGACACACATGCCGGTGGATTAATGTTGCATCAACATTTGTATGATCAATTAAAGCAACCACATCTTTTTGTAAGACGATTCGTTCATTTCCAGCATTTGATGAGGTATCCACAACATATCCACAAAATGGTTGTTCGATTTCCCATTTAATAGCAAACATTCTAAGCTTTCTTAGGAATTTCTTTTCAATGGCTAATTCTTGTTCGGTCAAAGTCCGATCTTGTTTGATTTTCATAAGATAATTACCAACTAGTGTTAATGTTCCTTTGAAGAAATCAGTGTTGGATTCATCATTAAGTGAATTTAACATGGCATCTTGTTGTTTCTGGGTTTTAGTAAATTTAATCTTTTTCTTATTATCGTCAGCCGTCTCATAATCAGTTGTACTTGGTCCTTCACTACTAAAAACAGTTGGAATTTTCGTTAACATCTTAAGGATTACATCACCAATTGATTGTTTAGTTGTTGGGATTCCACGGATATCACGAATAGCATCATCAAGTAGTTCTTGTGGCGTTTTGGCTCCAATTACAGTTGTATTTATCGAATCATTAATTATATCACACATAGCCAGATGTTCATCAAATTGGGTTTTACACATTGCAACGATATCAGGATAGGTCAGGTTACTAAATAAAATAGCTCTAGATTTTGGATGAACGATATTAAAAGTTAACCAACCAGCTTGTTTGATTTGGTCACGATCTAATTTTGTGAAATCAACAGCGCTAGATTTTGCATCAAAGAATTTTTCATTTGGAACCAGTTGAACAACAATGTTGCGACGACGATCTAAGGCATCTGGAGGGATACCAGAAACATGAGTCACAGCAGCATTGTTCAAAGACATTACAACTTTTGGGCTTGCATTTGTTCCTTTTAATCCAACAGAAGGGTCATCAATTGAGGCCATTGGCGGCGAAAAAGACTTTGAAGAAATTAAATCAAGATATTCAAGAGCTTCCTTTTCTTTGCTTTCAGCGGGTCCAACCAGAAATTCATCATATAAAACAGCGGTTTGTTGACAGTATGCATCCCAATAATCTGATGATTTAGGGCGAACATAAACTTCACTTGTCTCGACTCCAAAACAATCCTTTAAGATTTTAGTTGCCAGCAATGTCTTACCAACGCCAGGAACACCAAACAAATGGATGCTGAAGGGTACGTTTCTTGTTGATTCACGAGAATGAAAAACCGTTAACAAATTCGATATCTTGATTAATTGTGCCATATTTCTCATATAAACTGCTGCGCCTGAGGGTCCTTTAATCTTTCCGCGTATTTCGTGACTCTCTTTAATGAGCTCGTCAACCCATTTCTTAAATTCAGGGCTAGATAAGACGGTATTAACTCTACTTAATCTTAAAACAGCCAAACAACGTATGTCCCAATCTTCGTAAATTATTCGTTCCTTTTCGTCATCAGTACCAAAAACGCTACTAATTGCAGTTTGTAAAGCAGTTGGTAATCCTAGAAGTATAACAGATCCAATGCCGCATAAAGCGACTGAACCAGCACAAATCATTGTGATATTTCTAAAATTTTTAGCGATAGTTTCAGTAGTTCCACTAGATAATCCAAAAACAAGAGACAGCAAAGCAACAATTCCAGACACGGGTTCCATTCCTTCAGCAACATAAGTTTCAGTTTCAACTTCAGACTCACCAGCAAACCATTCAATAATTCCAATTAATAATCCAGATAGCAACCTAGCAGCAAAAACTCCAAGAATAGTTAACAAACAACATAAGATAGTAAAGACAACAGAAACAACGAAAACCCTCTTTTTAACAAAACTCATGACTCCATCAGTAGCCAAGCGGATCGGGTTTAACATTTTATTCAACAAAACACTAATATTTCCAAAGACAAAAGTAAACACTTTAGATCCGATGTCACCAACGAAACTAAACAAATTTTGCATTTTATCTTTAAACCAATCAAGTACTTCACTAATTGTTTCTGAGAAGTTATTAACAATTTTATCCTTAACATTCTTAGCCGATTCCTTCAATTTCGTAGCCTTTTCTTTAATGTAAGCAATTATCATAGACGTTATATCAGCAATTCCTTCAGATTCCATAGGCAAGATATTGTTTTTCATTCCATAATCCCGAGTGTTTCCAGTTAGTTCACGAATCTGGTAGATGATCTTGAGGATCTCACTCCTTTCAGATTCATCATCGAAAACTAAATTTTTGTCCAGAACAACAGAAATTATTTTGACGAGTTGGTTGTTTGAGTAGTGTTGAGTGTCCATGCCAAGAGAGTTCCTTATCTGTAGCTCGTTTTTAATAACGCGCAAATCACGGTAGTAATGTTCATGTATAACAAAGCGGGGTTTACCTTTCGCTATACGGAAGACAGAGGTACAGGGACATAGTGGGGTACGGCATTCACAAGAGATCGATATCAAAGGGGTAGCAACAATCTTAAATTCGCAAAATCCATATTCCTTACGTAGGTCGGCATAAGACATGAAGTCTTCTTGCTCCTGGTCACAATCACAAACGTTATCCATAGTCATATCATTTACTGGTATTATCAATTGAGGCTTTTTCACCTCCCCCTGACAATTCGGGGCATTTTGGTCTGGGTATCCGGTAGGCAGCGTATCAGCCTTCACCTCCTTCTCCCCGGGGAAGTCCCTCACGGGACTGAATCTTTCGGATTCCATTTTTCTCTTTTAAT